CGCGGTCGTGATGTCTGTAAGAGAAAGCCCGCCTTCCGGCAATCCGGTTGCATTGGTCAGCGTGGCTGATGAAGGTGTTCCAAGCGCGCCACCGGAGACAAGGTTTCCGGATGCGGTCCCTGTTAACGCCCCTGTGAAAGTGGTCGCGCCGACCGTGGTGAAAGTCGCCGCACCTGGAGTCCCGCCACCAATCGTGCCCGGTGCTGCGAACGTTGCGCCGCCAAGCGTCGCCGCGTTGACGCCTGTAATATTGGTGCCAACCCCGGCGGAGGGCGTACCCAGGTCCCCACCGGCATAGAGCATCGTCGCGGCAGCGTCAGGGAAGGTATAGACCCGCGCAACCGTTGGACCGGCTACGGTGAAGTACGCAATCCCCGTGCCGCCATTAGCAGTCGGCAGTATCCCCGTCACCGCCGCGGACTGCGCGAGATTGACGGCTCCGAATGTCAGTGCAGTACCGCTGCGGCGAAGCACCTGATGGTCGCTCGCCGCCGCTATACTGGCGTAGTCCGCGATGGCGTTGCCGGTAACACCGAGGATACTGAGAGCGGAACCCTGCGCCAGCGCCGAGAACGCGAGATCGCCACCAGAAAAGCCAAGGTACGTCGCCAAGTACAACGGCGAAATGTAGCGATTCGTCCCGGCGCCAAACGGCGAACGTTCGACCGGAATTCTGTCCGTGGCTACGGCAGTTGCGCCGTCGGTCAGATTCGCAATGGTTGCGTCAGCCAAAACTCATACTCCGTTAGTCAACGCCTGCTCGACAGACCATCCGTATGCGTCGATGCGCTGCCTGATTGTTGTGCTTCTCAATCCAGTAGCCATTGCCCACTCAGCCACGGTTTTAGTATTCCCGTGCAATGACAGTTTCCTACCGATAAATAAAGCGGAACACGTCGCACAAATTTTGTGTGCCATTACGGGATCAGGAGCACGCTGGCCCCGTCGCCTTGCAGAAGATTGCTGGTTCCGTCACCTAGCAGAATGTTGTCCACACCAGCACCGGCCGCCGCTCCGCCGGCGCCCAACAACAAAAGGTCTTTGCTGGCCACGATCAGACTCCCTTATATCCGACGGCAGAGACTTTCATAGTCGTAACGCCAGCCACGGCGGCGAAGTTCAACGCCGTGTTGGCGCTCAACTTTAACGGGCTCTCCGACAAATCAACCACGGCGCCACCTGTCGCAGGCGCGGGGATAGTCAACTTGATCGTCGTGCCGTCCTTGATATCGACTTCAGTGCTGGTCCCGGACGAGTTGGACACGATCAGCGTAGTGACGTAGATCCGGACTCCGACGCCCTGGGCGGCGATGAGCGCCGTGTCGTTCGTGGTGGTCGCCGTATTGCGACCATCCAGCAACACGGATTCACGATCCGGCTGCATGGACTACCCCTTGATCCCGAGCTTTTCCCTCGCCTCGGCAAGCACGGCATTGATGCGATTGAGTTCGCCCTTGGCTGCGACGATGGCATCTTCCATGACCTTCAGCGCCGCGCGCTGGGTCAGGGCAGCCAAAGCCGCCTTGGCCGCTTCGGAAGCTGCTGAATCGCGCGCTGCCTGCGCTCGAGCATTGACATCGGCAAGCGCGGCTCGACCAGTCTCCGCCACCGCCATGGCCGACCGCTCGGCTTGGTCGATGATGCCCTGCGCCTTCACGGAAGCCTCGCCGGCAATGCGCTCGGCCTCCTGGTTGGCGTCCTTGATCGCCTGCTTGACCTTCGCCGCGGCTTCCTCGGCGGCTAACTTTCCGGCGGCGCGAGCCGTGGCAAGGTCGGCCAAGATACCGTCGAGCTTTGCGTGTTCCTCGGCGCACATCTTTTTCAACTCCCCCGACCGCTTTTCAGCCGCGGCCGTGTCATCCTCGATGGTCGCCATCTTCTTCAAAGCGGCCATCATTTCAGCAAGCCCTTCGGCATCACCGGCAAGCTCAGTGAGCCGTGTGATCCTGGAAATCTGGTCTTTCATGCTCATCAGTGGCTCCTTGCCTGCGAGACCTGCATGGCGATCGTGGCGTCGTTCGCGTAGGAATTGACCTTCAGCCTGACCCCGCCCGTCGGTGCTGTGTAGGCCGTTGTGCCGTCCGCCGTCTGCGTCGCCAGGCCCCCGGCCACCCAGTTTGGCGTCTGTGCCGGCGTCGCCGTCAGGCGCTCAAAGCACTTCTGCACCGTGTAGTCGATGGTGCCGCTGAGATCGACGGCAATGCTGGTGTCTGGCTCGTATAGGTCAATGGCCAAGACAAAACCTATCTCGTCGGCCGCCCCGACTTCGACATCGGTGCCAACCGCCGCATCCGCAGCGATCTGCGTGACGGTCTTGAAATACTTCGTCGTCGCCACAACACCAGCGTTCACCCCAGTAATGGTGTCAGTCTGAGCTTTCCCCCACTGGTCGGTCCCGGTCACGGTGAAGATAACGGCGGCAATATCACCTGCGCTGTAGGCCTCGATGGCGTATGGATAGCCAAGGGTCACGGCACCACCAGAGGCAAGCGCCCCGGTGATGGTCAGGTCCGCTGCACCGGCAGTTTGCTGCGCCAAGCTGATGCCGTCTCTGTCAATCGTGGCCGGCGTTATGGCGATTCGTTTTGGTTTTTGCATATCCATTCTCCCAATCCCTCCGGGCCGTCAAGCCCGGAGGTATTACGGTTGATGGGAGGGTTAGGCTGCCGCCGTCACAACGGCACTCGGGCTCAACGGCTCGTAGGTCATGTACCACTTGATGACCCCGGTATTAGACGCGGACGTAAGGAAGTTGATGTTGCCGATCGGGACAATCCACTCGGCTTGAGCAGCCGTTGCGCTGCCCAAGTCAAGAATTGCCGCCCCCACGGTTACCGGCGTCAAAACACCAGTCGACCCGACAAAGTGATACATCGTCCCCGCGGCATCGTCGACGATTGATACCGTGGTTGACAGCGCCACAGTACCGGCTGGCTCCGTCACGGTGGCCTGCAGCGTGCCGTTGGAGGCAACAGCTCCAATGACGGTCGTGACAATGCCGATGATGCTCTTGACGCGGATCGGACCCCCGGTAATCGTGAACAATGCATCTGCCGTGCCAACCACCGTACCATCGGTTTTCTCGATGGTCCTGATGGTGCTGTTCATCAATCCCTTCACGTAGCCAACCAGCGAGCGTGTCGTGCCAACCGTCACCTGTGCGGCGTCTTCCTTGTTGCCGACAACCTCGTTGATCTGCGCGTTTGCCGTGGCATCCGCAGCCGGTACATCGTGAAACTCATCCACAACGGCCAACTCCGTCACCAATTGCTTGGCATAGGCCATGACAGATTCGGTTGCGCTGACGGCACCAGCGGCGGCGGCATCGGTCTTGCGGCCAATGACATCGCGCATCGTGGTATCGGCGGTTCCATCCACGGTCGGAACATCGAAGTAGCCGTCGATGACATCAATCTTGGCTTCGACATCGCCGGCCAGTTGCGTGCCGATCTTCTCACCAGCCGTCGCATCGGTTCCTGAGCCGTAGCACTCGAAGAACTCCATGTCGTTGTTGGCGGTCAGGTAGGTCGTACCCGAGGCGACACGGATATGGACATTGCGCATCGAGCCAGTCGAAGTCGCGGAAAGGAAAATCCCGACCGTCGGTGAGGCGCTGGTATTGTTGATCCTGACGTTCTCCACCAAGGCATTGACCCAGGCCGTGCCGTTCTCGATAGGCCCTGTGGCGAAGTCACCGAAGATGTCGATGTTGCGCAGGACCACGTCGTTGGCGGCAGCGACTTGAATCTGCGACTGCTTCTGCGTGCCGGTGGTTGACGGAACGAAACGCCAGCCGTCGATCGTCATACGATCCGCGGCGGCATCGGCCACGATGCAGTCGATCGTCCCCATTGCTGGGGCGTCACGCCATTCTCCGTTGATGATGGTGAAGTCCGCGGCATTGACATCAATCGGCCCCGTCAGGGCGTCGATACCGGCCACGAAGAGCGGGTTGACGAGCGTGATACCCGCCGCGTCGATGTCCATGTCGGCACCGGCTGCGGTCGTGAAAGTGATCTGCGCGCGATTCGCGCCGTTCCCGTGGAAGTAAATGGTAACGCCAGCCACGTCCAGGTCGAGCCCGGCAATAGCCGCCACGGTTTCAACGTGCCCTGCCTTGCAGTGAATTTGGTCGCCGGCTACGACCTTTCCGCTGTTGGTTGCGATCTCGATGGAATCCCAGGGACGCTTGAACGTGCCGTCGCCCTGGTTCGAGCCCTCGCTGTCAACCCACCAGGCGCTCTTGCTGTACGTGTTGAGAACCGGGAGGCCGGCGACAACGAGGTCTTTGATGCGATTTGGATACGTGCTTGACATTTGAATCTCCTTTTAGAACCCGGCTAGGGTCGTTATTACACGAAACGTCTAAATCGTTCGCTTCTCACAACAAGAACCCCCTCGATTGCATAAAACTTATCGGATCGAGAGCGTGCTTTTTTTGATTGAAGGTCACTTGCAATCGAGATGCAGTCCTACATACTTCGTGTTGCATAAGCCGCCCAAGCGGAAGGTAAAAACGGGAACCCCATTGCTGAGATTCCCGTTTAATTACAGTTGCTTACCCGCCTCCTTCGCTTCCGAAGGCACCAAAAGCGTCCGACCAACCGTTGATGTACCTTTCTCTGGATCTGTAACGCATATTGCCGCTCTCGAAGTCACCCTCGACCTTGGAGCTAATCGTCTTGCGGACGATGTGCTTCAGGCCATCGGGGCAGTCCGTGATGACGAACCACGCATCGGCGTCGGTCAGGTTGCGATCGACGCAGATCCCTTGCGGGAACATGCCGAGGTCCTTCATGGCGTTGAGGTCGTTCTCCGCGGAGTCCGAGCGCAGGTCGCTGTACATCGTGCGTTGCGCGACGAACTTGTTGGCGGGCGCCACGACGACGCATTTTTCCGTCAGCGGCATCGGGAGACCCCGATAGTCTTCCGCCTGGGAAATCTGAATCGACAGGTCCTCGAGCGACGTTTCCGAGAAATCGGCAGGCGTCGCCAGCGTGTTCGAGCGTGAAGCCCCACCAAACCCGGGGTGCGCCGTCGAGAAGAGCGCGACGCCATCGCCGCCGAGGAAACTGGCGGAAAACCCGTTGTTGAGGACGTTCGCGCACTTGATGGCCTTGGTCTGCTTCATTGACCTGGCTTGGGCGCGCGAGAGCTTGCGGCCAATCGAGCCGTAGAGATTGTCTTCTTCGGCTTCCTCGGTGATCGCAAAGGCAAGCGCGATCGTCTCGAAGAGGTAGCGCGCCGTGTAGACTTCGGACGCCGAGTCGTAGTTCACCGCCTGACCCTCGCCCTTCACCGACGCCAACCCGAACCCGGACATCATCACGTCCTCGACGTAAGCCTTCTGGCTTTCCGTCTCGACCGTGAGATACTTCCGCCAGGGTTCCGCGATGCCCTTGTACTCCAGACCAAAGACCGCGTTCAGACCTTCCTGAAGCTGCTTCTTGAATTGTGCTCTGTTCATGGCCATGGTCAGATCCCCTGTACCAGTGAGATCGCCATCTTTGCTTCAACCTTGGCGTTCACACCTACCGCGTTGCCCGGAATATCGACGAGTCCGAGAACCATCCACACACCAGAGGTCGTGTCGCTCAGATCGAGTTCCATGCCCGACTGACCCGTGGTCGTGTTGCCCGAGTGGTCCAGCTCGATGTCGTAGGCAACCCCGTGATTGGTCGCTTCGACGTAAGCCGTGCCAGTGTCGGTCTGGACGCTGTAGACAATCCCAGCGTCGTCGTAAACCCAGCACACCGGATCCATGTCACCGAGCGTCGCCTGCGACGCCGGGTAGTGCCTGCTGAAAACAACTGAGCCATCGGACGCGAGGTATTGACACCCCGCGAAGACCCCCAGGATCACGGCATCACCATCAGCAGCCTGTGTGACGTATCCCGAAGCAAAGGTCACTGCATCGCCGGTGAAGATTCCCGTGCTGTACCCGTTGTCGATCTTGTACGGGTTCGCGCGGATCACACCACCGCCGGAGTGTCGCAGGGGCGTAAATCCTGACGGTCTGTCAGCATTTGCCATTGGACTTCTCCTTCAAAAGCGTTTGGGATCGCGCGCAAACTGCGCCCGGCAGAAATGCCGGGCAGTGTTCTCGTATTGCGCTTTTGCTCCGAATGGAGCCGCCCTCGCGCCGACCGGCCGAGGTGATGTCGGGCTGTTACCCCGCCCGCACGGGTTACAGAAACTTCGCTTGCGACCCGGAGCGTATCACACTTCCGGGCCTTGACGCAAGCGCTTTATTTCAGTCCGCTTTCGCCCCCTCTTCCTGCTGGACCCTGACCTCCCTGACCGGGATGGTCCGCGAGGACTTCTGGATCTCTCCAAAGCCGGGCCCCTGATTGGCCTTGTTGGCCCGCTGCAGGTCGGCGTCGATCGCCTTCACCTTCTTGTCGGTCTGCTCGCGGATGAACCGCTTGCGCTGGTCGTTGTTCTTCACCGGCAACTCGCAAAGCAGCATGCCCTCGACCCCAATGAACCCGGCGAACCTGCCGTGCCCGATCTTGGCCGTCTGGTAACTCGATGGCACCGTGTCCGCCGCTCTTGGCTGCCAGCCCTCGCGGAACTTGCGGGAAATGTTGACCGCATCGTCCTTGCCCTTGACGCCCATCCGAATCCAGCGCTGCACATAGCCGGGTCGCGGCTTGGGCGCCACCAGAGACCCCCCCTGAACCCACGGCGTACTTTCGGTGTCGTGGACCACTGCGGTCCCCCGCTGACCCTGCGCCCTGGTTTCGTGCGCGTTGACCACCCCACGGCGCGCAGCCCCCATTTCCCGCAGCCGCTGGTCGTTCGCCAACTGCTTCGCGGTCCTGCCCGTTGATTTATTCATTTACCGCTACTCCTTGTTTGCTGCGCGCGTATTCCTGCAGATGGACCTTGTTGTTCGGGTCCATTCCGAAGCTGCGCATGTTTTGAAGATCCGATCCGGTCAGCGTGACCTTGTTCGGTGAAGTCCCGCGAGCCGGCGCCTGCCTTGCCGGCGCCACTATGGTTCCGGGTCCGGGTCGGTTGGCCTGTCTTGGAGCATCCGCCCTCAAGCGAGTCCGAAGGCTCGGCAATTCCTGGTGCAGCCTGCGGTCCAGTTCCGTGTAGTGCTTGGGGTCGTCCGGGCTGATGCCCTCGCGCTCCAACTGCGCACTCAACGTCTTCACGGCGCCCGTGGCGACGGCGTGCTTCTCGGTGCCGAACCACTTGTTGCGCTCCATCCAGGCTTGCGTGATGGGCCGCAGTTTCGGCGCCCCTCCGGCGGCGGGAGCTGTTTTCGCCCTCTCCACCCTGGCCTCGATGTCGGTTTGCAGGCCCTCGATCTCGCGCAGCCTGTTCTGCAGCGCGTTCAACTTCTCCTGTGCATCGACTTCCTTGGTCGTCTCGCCGGCCTCCTTCGCCGCAATCAACTCGGCTTTCACCTCCTTGATGTCGGCCTTCAGGGTCTTGTCGGCCATCTTCGCCGTGGTCAGTTCCAGACTGAGCATGCGGTTTTCCGCCGCCTGCCTGGCCGTGGCCTCCACCTGCGCCCGGGCGTCTGCCGCTTCGACCATGCGCTTGCGTACCGCTCTCTCGCGCATGATGCGAGCCTGCACGTTCTTGGAGAGTTTCAGGTCTTCGCCGGAAAGGGCTTCTTCGCCGTCTTCCTGTGTCTCAACATCGGCCTCGGTTTCGGTCTCCGGTTTGGCCTCTTCCTTGACCTCGCCCTTGCCTGCATCGGGCTCGTCATCGACAACCACGACTTCGAGGTCGTCTGCTGCGGCTGCTACCGTTTCTGCGGCGTCATCGCCGCCTTCCGGTTCGGCCTCACCACCGTCCTTGCCGTCCTTCGGGTCATCCGTCTTGTCCAAGCCCAAGGGCTCGTCGTCCAAATCGTCTTTCTTTTCCATAAAAGGTGAATCTCCGTTTGTTACCGCGGCGATCCGCCCTCATCAGGAAACAGCCCCTCGGCGCCTGGAACCGGGTGGCAACGGGTATTAGGTTTACTCGACGCTACATACCGTCGCTTCAATTTCCATTGTTTGTTCTTGGGTAATGCGGCACTTCACGCACTGGCCAGAGTGGTAATCGAAGATGCCATGAGATAATCATTGGTCGCACTCCAGACAGATCACGAGCTCTAGTCCGTTTCGAGTTTGCCGTTTCCAGCCGCACCAAACCCATTGAGTTCGAGCTTTCCTTGAAAGGTTCGATGGAGTTGCTAAAGGGGCTCCGAATGTTCCAAGCCGCGCACGGTATCCCCATTTCCCCCAACCCCGGCCAGCGGGGCGCTCGTCCAAAACTTTCCGTCGTGAAATTGAAGAAGAAGACCCAATGACTACATCCATTCTCAACGCTCCCCATTTATATGATCCCAGAATTGCTCGGCGCAGCACAAAGCGTTCAATCTCTATTCTCCCTTCTTAAGGCGGCGAATGGCCTCGCCAATTACAACGAAATTGTTGCCGCAGTCTCTGAGGTGAACACCAAGCTGATGCAAGCCAACGCCGTCGCTCTCGCCGCTCAAGAAAAACAATCTTCTCTGTCTGCGAAAGTACACGAACTCGAAAAGGAGTGTGTGCGCCTTAAAGATTGGGGCGCAGAAAAAGAGAAGTACGAACGTCGCCAAGTCGCCCTCGGTGTATTTGCTCAACTTGAAAAGAATTTTGTGGGTGAAATGGAATCCGCACATAAGTTGTGCTGCAACTGCTTCGACAAATCTACGCCATCCACATTGCAGTCCAACCAAATTGTCGATCCCAAGATTGGTCGTATGGTCAAGTTGGTTTGCCCCAACGGGTGTCCGCCAATTGTATTTCGCCATTACCATTTCTAATTACTCCCAACAGACGCAATTCCATCGTTCACGCAGTCTGGCAAATCCCGCGGGCAGGATCAGGGATCATCAGCAGCCGACAGTACGTCGATCCAACAACCACCGGCATAGCAGAGGCTGATGGGTTCCCTAAACGCGGGACCGAATGGATAAGGCGCGTCGCCTGGTCGCCGAAGCAGATGCGCTTGGTTGCGGCCATGACAGAAAAATCTCGGCTAATGCTGCTCGAAATTCACATGAGGACGCCGCCAGAATCTCAAAAAGAATCTCGCGCGCAACAACGTCTTCGTCAGTCCAACCTTCGACGTATTGGCTTAATGCTTCACACCCTGCCGAATCCATATCGGAAGTAATCAGGGGGGTTAGACGGGCGCGTAGATCGGCTCCGATCTCCACCCCCTGAACAAGGGCCTTGCTTTCCCCCTGCTGTTCCTGATACTGTATATCCATACAGTTCCTTTCGGCGCCCTACTTAGGGTGCGTTAAGTATATAACCTGCCCAAGATGTGCGTGCACGGCTTCGCATGGACAGCGGCGTTGAATAGTCGCCCATCCTCGTAGTTTCTGCGCGCCCTGCGGCGCATGTCCTCGGTGTTGAAGTCGTGGTTCACGCGGCGTACACGCGAAACGACTTGATCGAGTCCACCACCGCCAGAATTTCATCATCATTTACGGTGAGTAATTTAACGCCCTTCCACTCCATGCGCTGCCCGGCATATCGGCCGTAGACCACGATGTCGCCTTCCTTCACGGACCACAGGTAGCGAAGCCTTACGTCCAATCCGGCGCGAGGGTCTTTGTTCTCGCTGTCTCGCCACTCACGCCAGTCCGGATTCAGAAACTTCTCGCTCTTGCCGGCGAGCGGCCCCATGCTCACGACACGCCCGATATAGTTCAGGTGCTCTTCGGCGTCCTGCGCCGCATCGGGAAGGACAATGCCGCCTTTGCTCAACTTCCTCGGCTGTACCGGGCAAATCAGCACCCGCCAGAGCAGCGGCTTGATCGCCTTTCGGATTGCGGCCAGATCAATTTCGGTGTCGTCGGTGTTCGCAAAGCCTTCATGGCCCTCACTCATCGTCCAGACCTGCCTTTCTTTTCACGTCGTTGATTACATTGATTGCTCTTTCGAGCCCTTGAATAAACCCCTGCCTGCGCTTGTAGTCTGCCCAGTCCGTAGCGCCAAGACTGTTGTCCCTGACCGCTTTCTCGCTTTCGGCTTCAAGGGCCTTGACGATGTTGCCGACCGCGCTCACTCAAAGGCCCCCTTGTAGGAAGAATTGAAGTAGTCGAGCAACAGCTTGTTCTTCGGGTGCGCCAGCATTTCGCGCGCCTGCTTGACCTTGGAAAGGTACGCATCAACGTCGGCCCGCTGCTTCACGCCATCCACATCCTCGATCGCCCGCCCCTTGCCGTTGTAGCGCTTCACCGCTGCATCGGTGTCGCCTTTGGGCACCAACGCAGCCTTCTCACCCATGATTGCCGCCATGATCCTGGCGTAGACATCTGAGTTCCCGGCCTGGAACCCGGACGGGCCGATGTGCTTGCCCTTGCCAGGAATGTCCTGAAAGGCGAGCGGGGCAAACGCGCCATCGGTCTCAAGGCCCATCTTCTTGAATCTGTCAACGGTCGCAGGTTTGGCGTAGAAGGCTGAGTTCTGCAAAATCCCGTAGTTCCCGCCGCGTCCCTCCGTAATGGCCATGGGCAACATGTTCTCGGCCAAGTCTGGAGCCAACACGCCGGTTTGTTCCGCCTGCCTGCGCGCTCTTCCCAACGCTTCGATGTCCCTGAAGCGCAGTTTTTTCTCCGGCGCCCAGTTCTTCTCGATGTAGCGTTGCGACGGATAAACCGGAACCCCAGCATCGGGTGGCGGCGGCATTGGGTACTTCGCACCGCTCGGATCGACCAGCCTCAGTAGCCGGTCTACCACTTCGCTCACGTCGGCCTGCCGCTATCCCGGCGCGTCATCGCCGACGGCCCCATGCCCTGACCTTCCTTCTCCATGAACATGATGGCTTTCACCACGTCGTCGAAGGACTTGCCAAGCGCCCGTGATGTAACCGACAGTGCTCGCGGTGAAATCTTCTGATCCAGGCCCCTTTGCTGCAGGTACTGCTGGGCACCCTTCACGCTCGCCGGGTCGAGACCGGCTTTGGCGTCGTCACGATCGACTTGAGCATGCAGCGCGATGTCCTTTCTGCGCTGTTCGGCTGCAGCGGCGGCGTCCTTTCGCTTGATCTCGCCGCCGGTGGCTGCATCGTCCTGTTCCTCGCCCTGCGCATGGTCTTTTGCCGACTGCTCGCGCTCCTGCGCGCCGTCTGCCGCGGCACCGCCTTCCCCGCCGGTCGCCGCCTGTTGTGCCTGCGCGAGCTGCTGGAGAAGCTGCTGCATGACCCCGGCCGCCTTCACCGCAATCTGGTTCTCGACCTCGGGCGGCAGTTCGACGACTTCTTCCTCGTCGTCCCCGGGCTGGGCGTAGAGATTGACTGGCGGCAACTGCATGCCCATGGCCTGCATCATCTTCAGACGCATCGCCATGGCTTCGTGTTCGGCAATGTGGGGAAGGATGACCTGCTGGAACATTTGGGCAGAGGGAGATCCCTGCGCCACCATGATTTTCAGGTCTCCAAGGTGGACGGCGTTGTGGGCGTCGTGGTTCTGGTCCTGGAAGACCTTGAGCGGATGCCCCGTCATTGCCAATGCGTTCTCCGTCACCGGGTCGCAGCGGTGGAGCCTCGCCTTGTCCGGCAACAGGCTCTCTGGATCTTCGACGCGCAGGGCCCGCAACATCCGAAGGTGCGCCTCCCTGCGGTTGTAGAGGTCAGGAGCAGAGTCCGCGAGTTGCAATTCGGCCTGCGCCATGGCGATGCGTTGTGTCGATGAGAAGATGTTGGGGTCCGAGACTGGCGAGACATCGACCTTGTCGCTGAAATCCGATTTTAGGACCTGCTTTGAGTCTCCCACCACGTCGTAGGGATAGCCTTCCTCGGGCGTGTACTCGCCGTTCAGATCGGCAAGGAGCCGCAGTTCGTAGCCCAATGCGATGTGGCAGCGCTTGTGAATGCCGGTTGCGACCTTCGAGCCCTGCTCGATCAGGGCGAGGGTAGTTCCAACCGGCCCCGTGTTCTTGGCATCCCCCACCATGGCCTCGGTAGTGCTGGCAAAGCGCTGGGCGAGTTCCTGAATCAGGCCCAAGACTCTGAACAGCGACTCGCCGGGCTCCTTGAAGTTCGGTGTCCAGAAAACCTTCGCCAGTTCCTCGGCCGTTAGATCGACTTCCTTGTACTCCCCGAATTCCAGCGTGAAGTTTGTCGGCAATCCGCGCCCCGACCTTGTCTTGGCGCCACCCTGCATGCCGGCGAAGCCGGCCGAAGCCACGATGAGCCGCAGTAACGCCGTTGCCGCATTGGACAGGCCGCCGATGGTGTGGAGAAGCCCGAATCCGTAGAACCCGGTGCCGGGCAGATACTTGTAGTGGGAGAACCAAACCCGTTTTGTTTTCTCCTGGTCGGTTTCCTTCCAATTCCTGAAAACCGCCCGGACCTTCTGCGTCTCCTTATCGACCAGCACGACGTAGGGCAGCGCTACCCCGCTTGGCTTGCCCTCGAAGTCCAGATCCTCGAAGCCCTTGATGTCGCGGTCGGTGTGGCACTCGTAGGTCGTGTACTCGGCATCCTCGTCCCTGAGTTCGGGCTGCTTGCCCTCGGCTTCATCCTTCGCCACGGTGAGCGTCGCGCGATCGGCGCCGGCGTCGGTCGGCGGTTCCAGGGGATCGGCCTTGTAATACTGCGCCTTCATCCGCTTCAGGACATCGTTCTTCGTTTCCTTGAGGATGTGAGTGTAGCGCGTCGCCGTCTCGAAGCTGGTTGCCGAGTATGGGACGACGAAGTTCTCGGCCCTCACCCATCGGGCGACGTTCCTCTTGAGCAGCGGATCCTGATAGACCTTCCTGAATTGACTGCCTTCTAACCCCAACATGAACAAAAGCTGATCCGATTCCTCGTAATATGGCCGGTCCTGCAACGTGGTCTGGTAGTTGAGAAAATTCTCAACCCGTTGCGCCTGCTCTTCCAGTTCCTTGGTGCGCTTGCCAAGCGCTGTTGCTTTGGCCGGCCCGCCCGGTGGGAAAAGTTCAGCGTAGGCCCGGGCCTGAAACTGCACCAGCGCCTCGGCAAGTAAGGGGTGGTGAATGGCCTTGGCGACCTTGAGGACACCCATATCGGCGTCCGACGGGATCGTGATGCCTAGGACTTCAAGACCTTTGGCAAGACGCTGGTTCCACTCGTCGCGTGACTTGATGTCGGCCTCAACCCCTTCGCAGATGTCGGCGCCGAGATTGGCAAGCTCTGTCGGGTCGATGTACTCGGCCAGGTTGGCGTAGTGGTCGCTGGTGTCTCCACCTTCAGACACCGCCTCGCTGGGCGCGAAGTCGATGACGATCCCGCCGTCCGGCCCCGGCGTGATGTTGACCCCGCCATCCATACCGAAGGCGCCGGGCTCCTGCCCCATTTCGACCTCGGCCATGTCGGGCACGGGCATACCGGAGTCCAGAGCGGTGTCCTGCATGCCGCGCATGTTGCGGATGTCGTAGGGCAGGATGGCGCTCATCCTAGCGGCCTCGGCCTCGGTGCTTGCGGTTGATCGTCGTCTTCATTCTCACCTTTCATTTCAAGCCTGAAGTTGTTGCGAAGGTGCAGCCAGGCGTAGACGCAGGTATCTCCCAAGTCATTACCCGGACTGCCTTTCTGGAACGTCGCGCTGGCGCAGTCATCAATCACGTCCTGCGCCCAATCCAATATCTGCCCGTGCCGGTTGCACATCACGAACACGCAGCCGTCCTCCAACACCGGGCTCGCGGCATGGGCCCTGGCCAGCTTCGATGCGTCTGCCTTCAATGCCGCCACCGGCACTTGGTTGCGCCTGAGTTCTTGCAACAGGCTATGGCCGCTCGATTTTTTCTCGATCAGCACCCGATCCGGCCGGAACTCGTCGTAGTGCTGCTTCGCCAGTCTCCTAAGTTCAGGAAATTCAACCCGGTCCTTGAAGCGCTCAAGCAGGACAGCGCAATAACGTCCAGGCGGCAACGGCTTCCTGTACGGCTCTCCTGGCTTTCGCGGAGCCACGGGCTCTGTTGGCGGATCTTCGTGGTAGAAAATTCCCCACGTCGTTCGCGCCGTGAAATCGTTTTCCTCGCCCTCCTCAAAAGCCGTGTCGTAGACGCTGATGACGTACTCGCACTTCGGGGGCTTCGGTGAAGGCCACTTGCGCCAGTGCTGCTTCTTCAAGATCGCGCCTTCGTCTGGCCTTGGCTTTTGCTGGTAGAGGGAATTCCAGTTCCTGCTGCCTTGCGTCCTCTTGACCTGCTCGAAGTGGCCTTCCGGAAACCACTCCGGCCAAATCCGCTCGCCAATCTTGCGACCTAGCGGATCGTTGCGTTCTTCCTCCGGCGTCTCTATGACCGCCGTCAAACATAGGACGTACCACTTCTCGCCGTCCTTCGCCGTGAACCATCCGGACTTCCCAAGGGCCTCTTTTGGCAGGATTCTCCCGGCTGGGTCGTCCTCATGCCAGCGGGTAGCCACGTACACGATCCAGCCCGGCCTGCCGGTGTCCGTCGCCTTTTCCAGGCGGGTCCATACATCACCGATGTACTTGTCCCAAGTGCTCGCCCTGACTGTCTCTGAATCCGCTTCTGCCCGACCGGCTATAAGATCGTCCAAAATCGCACCGTTCGCCGGCCTGCCAGTTATCCCGGCGCTCATGCCGAACGCGCGGTACTCCCCGCCTTGGTCGGTTTCCCAACTCCCAGCCGCCCGAGAGTCACGCGCCAACTCGACATTGAATACGGCGCGATGAACATCTGACGCGAACGCCCGGCGAGCCATCTTGCCGAATCTGGATGCCAAATCGTCGTTGTAGGAACCTTGGACGATGTGCTGCCGAGTATGTTTCCCTAAGTACCAGGCCGGGTACAGCGAACTACAGTAGGTAGATTTCCCTGCCCTTGGCGGCATAAACACCATCAGGCGCGTAATATCACCGCGCTCAACCGCTTCCAGCTTCTCGATCAGCAGCCTGTGGTGCGCCGCCGGGATGTAGCGGGCCGGCAAGGTGAGCTTGTGCAACCCGGGTAGGTCGTCGTTCTCGACCTCGGCCGGGATGTGGAGGCCGGCGTAGACGGCAAGGCTTGACCTCGCTCGGCGGCGCTCAAGCTCTTCGAGCAGCGCCTTGGCACGGCCTACTTCGGCCATGCCGACTCCTGTTTAGGCCCAGACTTGACGAGTTTGAGCTTCCCCATCTTCACGGCGAGGGTGACGGCCTCCGTCGCCTGCTGCTCGACCTCGGCGTCAGACAAGGAGGCGAACTCTCCGGGCTTGCCGACCTCCCTGAGATCAACCAACATCTTCTTCCACTGTGCCAGAAGGCGCAGGGCCTCAATTTTCGGAACGTGCTTGTACTTCTTGACGTGCCCGATGTGCTTTCGATCCTTTCCCTTGCCCTCGTACAACTCTTCGATGTCCATGCCGTTCAGGGCGCGGCGCGTGTCGTCGGGTAGGTCCTGAAGTGGCACCGCGTTGCCGTCGTCATCGACCAACTCACCCATATCGAAGAAGGCGATGCGCGCGGCCTCCAGCGCGATGCGCTCGATCGAGACGGACAGTTTCGATTCCGCGATCTTCCGGTAGTGCTCGACCCGGAGTGCTATCGAGGGGTTATCCAGCAACCGCCTGCCTTCGACGCGCGCCACTGCGTAACTGGTCGTTTTGTAGGCTTGCTGGTACGCGATTCCAGGGCGCCCGGAAGTGATGTACTTATAGGCAAAGCGTTCCTGCTGCGGCGTCACACCAGTTACAGGGTCCTTTGCCGCCTTTGCCATCAGAACCCCATCCGCCTCACCGGCCGCGGCATGGGCTTGCGCGAGACTTCCTCGGCAACCTTGCGCACGCGCTCGGCTGGGCTGTCTTCGGGCTTCTCGCCACTTACGCTGTGAGCGCTGCCGCTGAAGATCTGCGGGTCAGGGGCCTGGTCGTCAGGTGGATACCAGAAGCCGCTCATCGGCACCCCGGCGAGTAGAAACAGCGGCCATTGTCGGCAACCAACCCCCACTCGTAGCAATCCGTCATGGACGAGTCAACGCGCAGTTCGATCAACGGCACATGCACACTCGCCAAACACCCATTCGAGCGCAGCCTGTTGATTTCGTCGATCATCCGAACGGCATACAGATTCTGGAACTCGCTTACAACGAGCGCGAATCGCGCGGGCGATTCCAGCAACCCCCTTTCGTTCCTAAACCGCATGATTGCAACCAGCGCCTCTTCAAGAGAAGTTTCGGAAAGGTTTGCCGCCACCGACACACGCAATGCCCCATCTTTAGAAAACTCTGAAATTGGCATCTTGATTGCCGAAACCGCAGGCGCAACCGCCACCCCGGCAAGGCCTGCCAGCGTCTTGAGGAATCCGCGGCGCTTCACAGCGACCCCCGGAAACCATTGGCGCGGTCATCCAGCCACTCGTCCACCATCTTGTGAACGCGAGCGCGGCTCATGTTCTTCGGTATCAGTAATTCCATGTAGTCAGGGCCGCGCTTCACAGCAGCACGAAGTTCCGCTGCCGTTGTCTTGTGCGACTTCCCGGTCTTGAAGTTGTGGGTGTAGCCCTCGCGCTTCACCACCGCAAGTCCGAACCCGACGCCAGGAGACTCCAACGTGCGCCCGGTCATGGCGCGGCCACCTGAAGGACTTCGTTCGCCTCGGCCACCGCGGCAAGACGGGCCTGCTCCTGCTTTACCTCAGCCACCACCACAGCATCGGCCAGAATCTTCGCCGCGTTCTGCCCGACAGCCTTGGCAATACTGTTCGCCAAGCCCTTGCTGACCGGGAACGCGAAGACGATCTGCACACCAGCCTGCATGCCGCCATCAACCATGGCACTGACCTCCACCTTCGGGTTTGCCCCAGTAAGGGCCGCCCTGACGGCAATCGCATCTTCCTTGGCGGCGAGATACCTCTCGATCTTGGTCATGCCGCATCCTGTGGGTTGTGGACCAGGCTGAGCACGGCACCGGCTGCGGCACCGACCACCGGCCGGACTACAGGGCCCGCCTTGTGGTCCCTGACAATATCGAACCCGACGTGCAGTAACCCGTAGCACAGCACCTTGTTCTGCAGCGGTCCCTCAACACTGGCCCCGCCCTGCTCGTCAATGATGACGCTGATCTTCATGCCTGCCATTGGTTTTCCTTTCCGCGCGCCATTAACTTCTCCCGCCGGGCACGGCGCTGAGGCGCCCGGAAGTGGTTATTCGGTTGTTCCCGTGTTCAGTTCGGCTTGCATGCGGCGCTCGGCTGCCTCGGCCTGGACCTCGGTATGCACCGTCACGATCTTGCCGCTGGCGCCGTAGCCCATGAGTTCGATACCGACTTCCTTTGCCAGGCGTTCCTCGCCCCTCTCCAGGCGTATCGACAGAATCGGCAGTATTGTACGGCCAAACGCCAAGGCAACAGCATAATCCAACTTCCTCGGGATCAGCGATAGGACCTTCATTAACGCTCGTCGCCAGGATAGCCGACATTTTTCTCGGCCACCCGCGCGCTCTTCTGCTGTCCGAATTTCGCGTCCAGAAACTTCTCAAACATGAACAGAGCCCGGCTTCCCATGTGCCCCGCAATGCCTATAAAAGCAGCCGCCAACCATTCGTTCACGTCCGCTGATCTGCACATCCAATAGGTCAGAAGGCCGGCGACGGAGCTTGTGACAAGCTCCCCTATCAACTCCGTCACATTGATCCACCGCGCCTGGCCGGACTTCACGCGCCGATGAAACGAGGCGACGCCACCAAGAGCGGCAATCGCCGTCACCCACACGTAGGTTCCGAGCAACGCCAAATCGAACGGCCCACCGGACCTTGCCTGAGCCTGTGCAAAAGCCTCGAACGCAGCGAGACCGAAAGCGACCGCGATGACTACGGCGAGAAACATCATGGCGCCTCCAGAACCGGGCGTTCGTTTTTCGGGCTCGCGGCGAAGGCGGCAAGTCTCTTCAAGCCAACGTAGCGCCACCATGCCCGCACCCTCCACATCCCCTTCTCAACGCAAATGCGCTGGTAATCGCGGTCTGCTATGTTACGATCTTCGGGCGGCAGCAGCCCAAGACGAA